AGCAGGTTTTCAATCTCAACCAATTTAAGTTGTTCCTGAATTGCCGATTTGAAATCCGCATATATGAAATCCAATATGCCCTCGCCGTACTGCAAGTTAATTCTTGCACCGCTCAGAACATTATTAAAAGGCAATTCCGGAAAACCTTTATCTTTATCCCAAAGATATTGCTGTTCTCTGTATTCGGCGCCTTCAAAATCTATTTGAAATCTGCTTGCAAACACATCTCGTTGCTTTTTATTGCACTCTATGTATTCAGGCAATTCTGTATCGTTAGCAAAGTTTTTTGCGGTGATTTCTTCTCCCGTATATTCCTCAATGAGATGATTCATAGAAAAATATTCATTTCCTTCATCGACCGTTATATGAATTCGCTTGTCATCTTTGCTGAAACCGGCGTAGTTATAGAAATATTTTAACCTGACATTTTCCCTGTCGGAACGGTTCAGGTTGTAAATCTCGTTTTTGGTGGGCTTGTATTCAGAGTAATCTTTCTTCATTTTCTCGCCTTCATTTTAGAAAATCGGTTTTTGAACAGTTTTAGACAATTAACATAACTTCAAACAACATTATACAAAAGTATTGCCTTCGTGTCAATACACAGCTATAATAAAATCGCAAATCAAAATTGCACTAAATTTGATTTTCTAAAATTGAATGACCGTCCGAATGGGATATGACTTTGCGATGACAGTCGGAGACGACTCAAGCGAAGCAACGCCGCTGAGATGGGGGCTGGGATACAAAAACGACATTCGGGCAAAACGGCGAAAAGACAACAGAAAGAAACCTCCATTCTATCTGTTGCCTCGTACATAGCTGTACATATCGTGCAGCTTATTTTCTCACAAAGGAGGTTAAGAAAATGAGAAAAACAGAATTGAAAGAGCTTTACAAAATGATGTTCCCGGATTACCCGGATATTGTCACGGTAGCTCAGCTTCAACAAATGCTCGGCGTAAGCCGACACTTGGCGTACGACCTGATTAACAACGGATATATCTCCGGCGTTAAAATCGGAAACGCTTTTAAGATTCCGAAGGTCAATGTCATCAATTATGTTATGGAAGAAGGTGTGAAGAATGCAAGTTGAAAAGCTGAAAACGATTGATGCGGACACGCTGCTGTCAACGCCGATGAGAAAAACCTTATTTGTGGTGGACGGCTTGATACCGCAAGGACTAAGTGTGCTTTCGGGTTCAAGTAAAATCGGCAAGAGCTGGCTTATGCTTTGGCTCGGTATTCAAGTAGCGAGAGGACAGCCTGTGTGGGAATTTGAAACCCACAAGAGCGATGTGCTTTATCTTTGCTTGGAAGATACCTACGCAAGAATACAAAGCCGCCTGTATCAAATTGCAGACGAAGCACCGCCCGAACTTCGAATTGCCACAACGAGTTTTCAAATCGGCAACGGTTTGGAACAGCAAATCGAACAGTATCTTTCCGACTTTCCGAAAACAAAGCTTGTCATTATCGACACCTTTCAAAAGGTGCGAGATTCTAAAAGCGCCGGCGGGAAAAGCGGAATGTATGCAGGCGACTACGACGATGTAACAGCGCTGAAAAATATTTCGGATAAGTACGGCATCGCTGTTATGGTTGTTCACCATGTCAGAAAGCTGAAGGATATCAGCGACCCATTCAACGAGGTTTCGGGCTCCACAGGTATCACAGGTGCGGCAGATACGAATTTTGTTTTGAAGCGCAGCCGTGCCAACGAAACAGGAACGCTGCTTGCCACAGGTCGAGATATTGCATATCAGGAGCTGACCTTGAAGTTTGACAACCGCAGTCACTTATGGGAGTTGGTCGAGCGAAAGGATATGGAGGAGATTCACCGTGAAGAAATTCCGAAGTTTGTTTTCCAGCTGGTTGATTTTATATCGGAACATAAAGAGTGGCAAGGTACGGCAACGGAACTTATAACGCAGGTGAACGAAACCGAGGTTACGCCAAATGTCGTGACCAAAATGCTTGCCCGATTTTCTTCGGAAGTTTTACAGCCGCAATGCTTCGAGTACAAAACAAAACGCACAGGCACAAGCCGACTGATTTACTTAAAAAAGAATGACGGCAATGACGGTGATGACAATAAATCCGCTATATAGGAAAAAGTCGTCACAGCCGTCACTATCGTCACTTTTTGAGAAAGTGGATATATGTCTATACAGGTAATGCCAATCCGTAAGGATAGCGAGCATAGGTTTTGTGTTGCCTTTGAAACCCACAAAACCGGCGGCAAATTGCCGAAAGGGACTTGTCGCCCCTGTAACCCCGATTTTTAGGAGAAAGGAATGAAAAAATATGAGACAAAGAACAACCGCAATCAATATCCGAGTGACTGATGGAGAGAAAAGAAAAATGGAAACTGCCGCTAAAAAATGCGGACTTTCGCTCTCTGCTTACCTTAGAAAACTTGGTCTTGGCAAAGAAGTTCAGGCAACCTTGCCACAGGAATTTTACGAAGCTTACCGAGGTTTAACTGCGCTTCGTGACAACTTCAAGTCGCTGCCCGACGACAGAATCAGCGCCGGATTTGATTATGTCGTAAGCAAATTATTGAAGGCTTACCACACAATCGGTGAGCCGGAAAGCTCAAGTGATTCGCCGTGGCAGTAACAAAAATATGGGCTGTAACAGACAGCATCAACCGTGTTTTGAGCTATGCGGCAAACCCGGACAAGACGATTTACAGCGATATTTGCAAGGCACTTCACTACGCAAGCGACGAGAGAAAAACTGTAATCGGTGAAGAAAAAGTCATGTATGTTACAGGCGTAAACTGCACCGCAGAAATGGCTTTTGCCGAGATGAATGCGATACAAGAACGCTTTGACAAGACGGTCGGTAATGTGGCTTATCACGCATATCAGAGTTTTAAGACAGGCGAAGTTACACCGCAGCTTGCCCACAAACTCGGCGTTGAACTTGCCAAAAGAATGTGGGGCGATCAGTACCAAGTGCTGGTCGCTACGCACTTTAACACCGGCACATATCACAATCATTTGGTCATCAATTCGGTGAATATGTGGAACGGTAAGAAGTTTAACTGCAACGAGGGGGCATACTGGAAACTGCGTAGTATTTCCGATGAGCTTTGCAAAGAAAACGGTTTGACGGTAATTAAAAATCCTAAAGGAAAGACACCCCGCAAGCTGTACTTGGCAGAAAAGAACGGCGAGCCTACCCGATACAATTTAATGCGTGAGGCGATAGATAAAGCACTTACGATGAGTACAAATCCCAAAGCTTTCACCTATGTTTTGAAACAGCTCGGATATGTAATCGACCTAAACCCATATCATAAATACGCCACCATTCGCTCTGTCAACAGCAAAAAAGCAACTCGTTTGTACCGCATAGGAGAAGCCTATGACCGTGACGCAATCTATGACCGAATGAGAGATACTCTGCAAAACAACTCTCGGGAAGCTTACCGCTTATACTATGAGTTTACCGAAAAAAAGAGCTTCGGTGTAACAATTCAAAATGCTCATTTTGTTAAAGGTAACTTAAAAACCGCCAAAAAGATTACGGGACTTAAAGCATTGTATTTCAGATATTTGTATCTGCTGGGCGTGCTGCCGAAGAATAAAAAGCACAAGCCGCTATCGCCCGAAATGCGCGAAGCCTGCCGTTGGCTTGACCGCCACACTGCACAGGTGCAGCTCATTTGCGACAATAATCTAACCGATATTTCTTCTGTGGAATCGTTTATAAAAAGAGCAGATTCGGAAATTAAACTCGTATCGGATTACCGCAAAATGCTCTACCGAGACATTGATTCTTGCCACAATCCCGACGAAAAAGCAAAGCTTATTGCCAAGCAAGATGACTGCACAAAGGCTCTTGCTCAGCTCCGAAAGGACAAGAAAACAGCGGCAAGAATTATAGAGGATAACCCAAAAATCAGAGAAAACATTCTCATTGAGGAGAATATGCGAAGCCGATATTTCGGACTTAATAAATCAAGAAAGAGAGGATACGAACGATGACAATACGAAAATCAGATTTTACTTTACCGACTCTGGATGACCTGTTTACAACACAGGCGGAGCGTGACGACGCAAAGCTTGAGCGTGTAAAGAATATACCGCTTGACGAGCTTCACCCTTTTAAGAATCACCCATTTAAGATATTGAACAACGAAGAAATGGAGCGAATGATTGAAAGTATACGCGAGGTCGGCACGATAACTCCGGCACTTGCAAGACCGCTGCCTGACGGCGGATATGAGCTTATCTCCGGGCACAGAAGGCTTGCGGCGTGTCAGGTGCTGGGGATTGAAACAATGCCTGTAATCGTCCGCGAAATGTCAGACGATGAGGCTGTGATTGCAATGGTGGACGCAAATTTGCAAAGAGAAACAATACTGCCAAGCGAAAAGGCCTTTGCCTATAAGATGAAGCTGGAGGCCATAAAACATCAGGGCGTTACTTCTCGCCAACTTGGCGAGAAGTTGTTGAGCGTAACACAAGTGAGCAAAGACAGCGACGATAGTGAGCGACAAATCCAACGCTATATCCGCTTAACTTACTTAATTCCCGAACTGCTTTCAATGGTAGATGATAATAAAATCGCTTTCAACCCTGCGGTAGAAATCTCCTACCTTGACCGTGACGAACAACTAACTTTGTTTGACGCAATCAATATGAATGACTGCACACCGTCGCACGCACAGAGTATCAGGCTGAAGAAAATGTCACAGGACGGCTTGCTTACCGCAGATGCAGTCTACGCTGTTTTGTCGGAAGAAAAACCAAATCAAAAGGAACAAATCAAACTGCCGCGTGATGAACTTCGCAAATACTTTCCGCTAAATTACAGTAATGAGCAAATCAAACGGGACATTGTAAAAGGCTTGGAGCTTCTGAAACGCCAACGAGAACGCAACAGAGACGCCCGTTAATTCGAACTAAAGTGTACAAGTGAGTACCTCTTGCAGAATGGAAAGAACTGTACCGGCAAGCTATAATAGGCTTGTCGGTGTAGGTCTTTCCTGTGATGTACAATGAAAGGAGTTAAAACAATGGTATCAGGACACCTACAAGTTAAAAAGGGTTTTTATTATGTAGTACTGAGCTACTATAACAACAACGGAAAACGCCGTGTGAAATACTTTTCCACGGGACTGCCCGAAAAGGGAAACAAACGAAAAGCCGAAGCCGAGCTTGTGCGAATCAGAAATGAATTCGTGCCGCCGCAGGAAGTCGGCGAGCTTGCTTCCGATATGCCGTTTGCAGACTACCTGCTTGAATGGCTGGAAATCGTCAAGGTGCGTGTTAAAGCAACCACATTCAGCTCTTACGAACAAATGGTGAAATCGGTGATTGAACCGTATTTCCGCAAGAAAGCGGTAACGCTTCAGGGATTAGAGGCAAGACACATTCAGCAATTCTATTCCGAAAAGCTGAAAACAGTCAAGCCAAACTCGGTCATTCACTATCACGCTGTTATTCATCAGGCGCTGAAATACGCAATGAAAACCGACCTTGTTACGCAGAATGTGGCAATGAAAGTGGATCGCCCGAAAAAGAATGATTATCAGCCTGTATTCCTTGATGCAGAAGAACTGCAACACTTATTTGAAGTTGTCAAAGGGACAAAGCTGGAACTTCCTGTTTTAGTCGCCGCTTTCTACGGCTTGCGTCGTGGCGAGGTCTGCGGACTGAAATGGGACGCCATTGATTTTGAGCGTGGCACAATCACCATAAGGCACACGGTCACATCGCTGCAAGTGGACGGAAAAACAAAAATGTACGCACAGGACTCTGCAAAAACAAAATCCAGTATGCGTACACTTCCGCTGGTCGGCAGCTTTGCGGAGTACTTCAAAGAAGTAAAAACGGCACAAGAAGTCAACAAGAAGGTCTGCGGCAACTGCTACAACTACGAATATGACAGTTATGTCTTTGTGGATGAACTGGGAAATCTGATGCGACCGGATTATCTGACGAGCTATTTCCCACAGTATATACAAAAGCACGGCTGTAAAAGAATGCGTTTTCACGATTTAAGGCACCCTTATGTCAAGTCCACGACAAAAAAATATGAAGATTTTTTTCAACTTCTAAAAGCCAGTTAAGAACCGCAATTCCTAACTGGCTTTATCAATATACCCTGAGCTGTTATGCCAGGTCATTTTTTATTTTTAGCACGATCTCAACCCTCTTGTTAGGGTAAATAAAGATTTTTTCAATCAGCATATCAACAAGTTCAGAAGTCAGTCCTTTGTTTTCAACCAAAGACTGTAATACATCTTTTTGCTGGTGCTGACGTTCTTTTTCCTGTTGTTCAGCCTCCAGTCGTGTCATTACAACAGCCTTTGTATTCTGTACTTCAAGCAATCGCTGTTCAATAAGTGCTTTCTGTTCTTTATAGAGGTTAACATCAATTTGCTTTATTACAAGCGCCTCATACAGTTTACGCTTTTCTTCCTGCAGCTCAAAGATCTGATTATCAAATTCAGCTCGTCTCACTGCAACCTTATCAACAGGTTTTAATTCATTCGGCCCATCAATCCCCAAAGATACTTCAAACTGTTTACAAAGAAATTCATATACTATGGATTCCAATTCGCTTTCCCGGATCGTCATACCATAGCAAGGCTGTGAAGAATCCATATAGGAAAACCTGCAGCGATAAATAGTCTCATTGGAACGGTGCATAGCATGTTTGCAGGAGCCGCAAAATACCTTTCCTCGAAGGGGATAACTATGCTGTTTTCGTTTTGGAATTTTAAACCGCTTAATGGAAGCATTAGCTTTCTCGAAAAGTTCTTTGCTAACCAATGGGGTGTGATGATTTGGAATCTTGATCCATTCGCTTTCATCTTTTGTCCGCATACGGTTTCCGCCGATTTCTGTTACAGTCTTTTTTCCTATCACATAAGTGCCGATATAACGTTCGTCTGCTAACAGTCTCAAAATGGTTGAATTAGACCATACACCATTTGTCCTTGATACATCGTGATACTTTTGGCCTTTGAGAGCCTTGTATTCGCCCGGTGTAGGAATTGCCTGACTATGAAGTTCTCTGGCAATCTGCGCACTGTTCATACCGGACGCAGCATATTCAAAAATCATCTGAATAACGCAGGAGGTCTCTGGATCAGGGACCATTCGGTTATTGTCACCTTTACAATATCCATACGGGCAGATCTTACTTTGATATTCACCGCGGCGCATCTTCATATACTTTGCGGTTTTGGTCTTAACAGACATATCCCGGCTGTAATATTCACTGATAAGGTATTTGAAGGCAACCTCCATACCACCGGTATCGCCTTTGAGCTTTTTCGTATCAAAATCATCACTCACAGAAATAAAACGGGTATGAAAGATCGGGAATACCCGTTCTATAAAGTAACCTGTCTCTAGACTGTTGCGCCCAAATCTTGAAAAATCCTTTACCATGATACAGTCAATTCGGTTTGCACGTACCAGATCAAGAAGTTCCTGAACAGCAGGGCGTTCAAAATTTGCCCCACTATACCCGTTATCTACAAACTCCATCAGTTCTGCATTTCCGTATTCTTCTAAGCCGGCAGCGTGTTCTTGAAGGATCATGCGCTGGCTGGAAATACTTAAACTGTCTGTTTTGAAATCTTCCAAAGACAGACGGATATATAGAGCAATCACATATTTTTTCATTGTGCCACCGCCTTGCTGTATTCCTGAAACTCTGTACGGAAGCGGAATCTGATAGAGACATGTTTATCGTGATCCACTTCAATACGCTCAATTAAACGTGATACAAGCTCTGCAGTTAATGTACATCCAGCTTTCAGTTCTTTTTCGTCTTTTTCAAGCGTCTTATACTGTTCAAATTGTTTTTTTATCTCTATGGCTACTTTTTCACATTCTGCAAGTTCTGCTTTGGCAGAGCTCATTTTATCTTCATAGTTCTTTTTCCAAAGAAAGAAATCGTCTTTATCTACCAGGCCGCTTACCATATCTTCGTACAATACCTGAATACGATCCTGGTTCTGCTGGATCATACGGCTGGCGGTATTGCGGCGATCCTGCAATTCTTTTTCCCTTTTACGCCATTGGGTTCCATCCTCAACTAAAAGGGCATAATCTCCTAAAGCAGCGGAGAGTTCCTTTTTCAGAATGTCGATCACAGTATCTATCAATTCATTTTCTTTTATGGAAACACCGACACATTTTTCCTTATGAACCCTGCTGGGAGTAAGGCATTGAAAACGGTAAACATCTCCCTTTTTTCGGCGTGCTCTTTGGCGGTGCAGACTTCTGCCACAATGAGAACAGAAGATCAATCCTTTAAAAATATTTGGAGAATATGGAATCTTTTCTTGTTGTTTGTATTTTTCGGCAACTTCTATTCGGTACTTCTGGACCTCATCAAAAACTTCCCTGGAAACTATGGCTTCGTGGGTAGCGGCGACAGAAATAAGGTTTTCTTTTCCTGCAGGTCTTTGTTTATGTGCAACAGTTTTTGTATGGCCCTGAACCATATCGCCGGTATATTTTTCTTCTTTAAGGATCTTCATTACGGTACGTGTCTGCCAGAAACCTTCTCCTATTAAATTTTCATGCGTGATTTCCCCGGTAGAATACTTATAATTGCTTGGTGCAGGATAGCCGCCTTCATTCAGCATCAGTACAATGCGGTTCAGACCAACTTTTTCATATGCCCATTGAAAGATCTGCTGGACAACCGGAGCTGCCACCGGATCCACAATCAGCTTATGGCAGTCATCAGGATCCTTTTTATATCCAAAAGGTGCACGAGCGCCAACAAATTTTCCCTCTTTCATATCCTGTCTTGCCTGTGCTTTAATCTTACGACCAATATCGAGTGAATAGGCTTCGTTTATCATATTTTTCAGAGGAAGGATAATTCCACCGTGCAGGTTATCAGGATTTTCGGAATCAAACTGATCTGTTACAGCGATAAACCTGACATTATGAGAAGGAAAATACTGTTCTATGTAGTATCCGCTGTCAATGGAGTTACGCCCAAGACGAGACAGATCCTTTACGATTACACAGTCGATTTTTCCGGCTTCAATGTCAGAGAGCATACGCTGAAATCCCTCACGGTTAAAATTGGTTCCGGTTGTACCATTATCTATGTAAGTATCATAAATGCGAAATTCCGGTTTGTTGGAAAGGTAGTCCTTCAGAACCATTTTCTGTGTTTCGATAGAATTACCACGCTTTTTGTTATCTTCCACAGATAAGCGGATATATAAAGCGGTATTGATAAACGGAGAAACCGATGTAAAAATAGGTTCTGCGATATGTTTTCTGCTCTTTCTTGCCATCTTAGACCACCATCCTTTCCTGTGCCGGAGCAATCAGAGAAATTGCTTTCTCATATTCATTCTGATAGTTAAATTCAATTTGAAATTCATTTTTCCCAACTACCTTGATACTGTGAACAAGCTGGATCATTACCTTTCGGTCTAGTTCTTCGATTTCAGAAAATCTCTTGAAGTTCTCAATCCAGCGGTTACGTTCACTGCGGTTTTCCATAACATCTGTCCGTTTTTCTTCTAAAGCGGCTATTGCCTGTTCAAGCTGAGTGATACGAACATTGTAGGTGTTCTTCAAATTTAAAAACTCATGCTTCTCGATCAATCCGCTTACCATATTTTCATAAAGACTGGTTTTGAATGTCCGTATCTGCTCCAACTGCTGATTGTTCTGCGCGATCTGTCTGCTGTATTCCCGGATCAGTTCTTTATTGATACGGCTCTGATTGATACCGGATAAAATTTCTTCCAAAGAAACAACATTATTAACAAATCCTTTTACACTATCCCTGACACATTCCATCAGGTCGCTTTCCTTTACCATAACAGGGTTTGTACAGCCACTCTTCTTCCCGGTAGGGCAATAGTAGTAGTGGTACTCTTTGTCTTTATAGCGGTTTGTCTTTCGTATCATACGGGCGCCACAGCAGCCACAGATCAATATGCCGGAAAATAAATAGACTTTATTTTTACCGGGAGAAGTACGGGTATCCAGTTGCCGGATCTTCTGCACCAGGTCAAAATCGTGGGGCTCAATAATCGCTTCGTGAGCGTGTTCCACACGAATCCATTCGGACTGAGGACGGTTTTCAATTTCTTTCAGTTTAAAGTGCTGTGAGCCTTGTTTTCCCTGAACCAGAGTGCCGGTATAAGTTTCGTCCTGCAAAATACGGACAATCGTAGTAGAGGACCACCGACAATCTTTTCGATCGGTATATCCGTTTCTTGCACAAGGCAGACCATTCATTTTCTTATAGGCAAGAGGAGAAAGTGTTCCTAAACGGTTCAGCTCATTTGCAATCGCATAAGGACTGAAACCTTCCAGGCGCATCCTGAAAATACTTCGTACCACCTGAGCGGCATATTCATCTACCACAAGGAGATTATGATTTTCTTCGGATTTACGATAGCCGTACACGGTAAAAGCACCGACAAAATCTCCATTTTTACGTTTTGTTTCAAGAGAACTGCGGGTTTTCAAAGAAATATCGCGTGCGTAAGCCTCGTTCATAATGTTTTTTACGGAGACCGTAAGGTCATCCCCGGCGGACTCATTGATTGTGTCGATATTATCGTTGATAGCAATAAAACGTACACCATAAGCCGGAAAAACACGTCTCATATAACGGCCGGTTTCAATATACTCACGTCCAAGTCTGGAAAGATCCTTTACAATCACACAGTTGATCTTTCCCTCCATAATGTCATCCATCATTTCTTTGAAAGCCGGGCGATCAAAAATCACACCGCTATAACCGTCGTCCACTCGTTCCGAAACAAGTTCGATCTCCGGGTGGTGGCTGGCAAATTCCTCAATCAGCTTTCTTTGGTTTCCAACACTGTCACTTTCGTTTGACTTATCATCCGTATAAGATAATCGGATATACTTCGCAGCTTTATAAATCTGCATACAGAAACACTCCTTTCATTACGGAAAAATCCCCGCAATTCAAGGAGTGCAATATGCCTTATTGTTATTCAATTCCTTTTCCGATTCTTATTATAACGCTCCATGCGGGAAAAAACAGCCCCTAAAATGTAAATTTTTATCGTAAGATACCATGCAGACATTCTTCTAATGCAGCTCCGTCCGTACAATAAGTAGCACGCACAATAAACTTTCCACACCTGAAATGACAGGGGTTCTTGATCTGTCTGACGAACTCGGCAATTCGTTCTTCACGCGGAAGTTCCTTGTTGACGGATACACTGCGAATATCCACCAGTTTATCAGCATAAGAAGTCTTTTGTTCCATTTTTCCAGCTCCTTTCCGTAAATTGATTCTCTATCAAAATCACATGGATAAAGCCGGACCTGGACTTGTAATCTAAGCCCGGCTTCATAGTATCTGATTTCGATTTTATATGCCGTATTTGCCACGCATCCCCGGCAGGTTCTGTTGACACAGAACAGGGGTTGCTATGGGCTGCGGACAGCTTGACCGCATCATAGCCCCGCAGTCGTCGCCGCTTTGCCAG